TTCTTTAATCTCTCGAGCTAAAAACTCTATCTTAAATCACAAGATGAACACAATCTACAAATTGACTACCAACCTACTCAAATCTATTGGATTATTAGATCCACATGAATTTGAACACAACTACAAGTTCCAAGGTTTCACCACGTATGAAACTTCAATTCCATACCGTAATGAGAAAAAGTTACACGAATATCAATATATCGTGAGACAACATCTCAAACAAAACCTTCTCGGATATGACTACGTCTACATTCGTGACTGCTTTCACCATCCAGTTGCTACAATGGAATCTATCATCACTACTTTCCGTAGAGGCGATCTTCCTGACCATGTTATTCCAAAAGACAAGCACTACTTTGCTGGCTTCACCGAAGCTATCGAACGCTTTCGTCCACCACAACTTGTACGCCCTGTCCACTTTGCTGACTTACGTCATTACAAATGGAACTGGCACCCTAACGTTGAAGAACCTTTCTACTCTGACAAAGAGTTGAAAACTGCCGTCCAAAACGCGCATGCCTCCGGTTTACTAACCGACGCTCGCATGTCCTTTCACAATCTTAAGAATGTCGTATTTATACGAGTTCGACGCTTTCTTCACCAAATCAAGCGCGGTCAAATCACCAACATTAGACATCTCCTTCCAATCATGAAGATTCACGTCAAACCTGCACTCACTGCACCTGACGAAATCAAAATTCGTGTTATATTCGGAGTTTCTAAAATGCATGTCTTACCACAAGCCATGTTCTTCTGGCCACTTTTTCGTTACTACATCGATACACACGACTCTCCAATGCTTTGGGGCTTCGAAACAATCCTTGGCGGAATGCAAAAGTTACACGCTCTCATGTCAATCCCTCGGCTCTACTTTCGTACCTACGTAACAGTAGACTGGTCCGGCTTCGATCTCCGTGCTCTGCACTCAATGTGTCGCGACATCTTCAAACAATGGCGCACATTTTTCGACTTTGCGAATGGCTACATTCCAACAAAGTACTACCGTACCTCCACTGCCGACCCCCAACACCTTGAAAACCTTTGGTCCTGGGTAATGGAAGCATCTTTAACGATGCCTTTTCAGCTACCTGACAAATCCACGTACACATGGAACTACCGCGGAATCGGCTCCGGCCTATTCATCACGCAGTTTCTTGACTCACAGTACAACTTAATCATGATCTTAACGATTCTTGATGCAATGGGTTTCGAAATCAAAGATTTCAAAATATTCGTTCAAGGCGATGACAGCTTACAAATGTTGACATTTCACATCCCAAGTGATCAACATGATGTATTTAAAGCGCACTTCCAAGCGCTAGCTTCACATTACTTTGATCACATAGCCCGTGCTGACAAAACGCACATCACTAACGACCCTAACGGCGTCGAAGTGCTCGGCTACACCAACTGGAACGGCTACCCTCGTCGTGACTGGCGCAAGTTACTTGCTCAGTTACTCTATCCAAGAGGCTCTCCTTCCATGCCTATACTAATGGCACGCTGCTGTGGCATACAGTACGCATCCATGTATGACAAACCTGAGGTTACTCAAGTTTGCAAAGGCATCTACAACCATCTCCACTCTCTAGGTATCCAACCCGCCAAAGCTAGCATCCAACGCGATGTTATACTACAAGGCGAAGCTACCTTTGAAATACCAACAGACCACTTCCCAACGGAAGCCGAAGTCACTGCTCATCTCCGCACTCCTTACGTTCGAACAGAAGCTGACCGCGAAGAATACTTTCCTCGCTCACATTTCCTCAGCTACTTTTGAATGACTTGCGCTGCGCATACTTTTTCTGTCTTAAAATAAATTTTAAACCAC